TCTTCTCGAACTCTTTTAATATCATTGTTTAGAAGAAAATTAATTTCATCCTCAGAAAGTCCTAGCCCATCTTCACTTATATTACGACCTACACCTATCGTTTCGTAGCCTGCGCTACACAAATAAACTTTATCTCGGACGCCTTCGTGTCTTCTTAGCATTTCAATCAATTCGTTCACTGACTTCCTCCTTGTTATCGGATTCTTTGTAATAGTCAATTATAGATAAAACCTGTCTAATGTATCTCTTAATTTCAGCCATGTTGTGCGAAAGGTTTTCATATCCTTTTGTAGAAAGCCCGTAAAATGCGTTAGTAGGAGCATTCCCTTCGTGTAAATCAATTAAATACTCTTCCATTGTTGCAGGGGTTAAAACAGTCCATTCAACAGGAAGCGTATTAACTTTATTGGGAAGCGGGGGGTGGTACTGCGGTGCAGGCTCTACAACCGTAACCACCTCTACTTGTTTAGTTTCGGGTAAAGACGGTTTACGGTCAAGTACTGAACAACCGTTAAGAATTAGACACAGTAGTAATACTTTCCAACTCATTTAACACATCCTTAGTTCCTTTATTGATGATTTTTTCAATCAACTTAGGTTTTTTGAGCGACAGAACAGTGAGGTCATGTTTAGCAAACTTCTCTCTAATACTGTTAACCTCTTCCTGTGCTTTTTGATTTTCTTCAGTTAACGTATCTACTCTTGCAAGCATTAGCTCGTGTCTTTCAACTGTCTGTTTTAAGTTTTCATTTTGTTGTTGTATTGTTCCTTCCAGGATCTTTTCGTTTTGCAAAGCACGTTCTAGCTGTATGTGAAAAGATTCAAGTTCCGCTTGCGATTTATCGTAGTACAGTTTAAATGCGCCTGACAAAATCACTAAAGCGAGTCCTAATCCTATGCTAAGTTTAAATCCCATTTTATTTCTTCGCCATGTAAGCGGTAGCTCCGAAATACAAACCTATTATTGAAGCTTGAGAAAGAAATAACATATCAGATAAAGCTGAAAGAGTAGATAGTCTATCTTCTGGGACAAAAGGCATTAAAGGTAATAGAGAATATAGCACCATAGAAGACATCGCTACCCATGCTATTCTTCTTTGAGAATCTTGTTTCTCTTCTCTTAGATCTAGCTCAAGCATTTGCGTAGCACGCTCTAGCTCTTCGTCAGTAACAGTCCCATCGTTATCTATGTCATATTTTTCCCAGACAGAGTTTTTTTGTAGTTTTTTCTGGTCCATATCTAGTCCCAAAATTTTTGGTTTGCTCCAGCCATTACAGGTTTGCAGTAAGCCGTTATGTTGTGTTGTTTAATACCGCCTCTACAACGAACATCTCTGCAATTATGTTCTATCCAATAAGCGAACTGTTGACAGCGATGTATATCTCTAAACAACATTTGCTCTGAGCCTTGAGTTACGTTTCCTTCAATAACCGTAATTAGCATAAAGGCTAGTATGGTGCCTTTCATTTGTCATAGAAGTTTAGCTACAACTATGGTAGCGACTATAAATGGATACATTCCCCAAATCATCATTTCTAGTTTTTTAAACTTTTCAGAACCTTCATTCAGTCTTTCTTCTATCCTTTCGTATCTTAAAGTGCATTCTTTTTGATGCGTTTTTAATTCATTCAAGGTCTGTTGAGATTCCGAAACTTTAGATTGGGCTTTTCTAGCAGCCATTAGTCTGACCTCTTTACAAATTTGATTGGGTTGGCTGTAGCTCCTTCCTTTGCCTTACCAATGTTTAACGCTGCGATCTCAACGATCTTATATAGCCGCCCAATCAAGGCATCGTCTTTCGGGGTAGGAGTCAGGCTGCATATAATCGATGCCGCACAAACAATACCCGTTACTACAGATATTATATTAAGAACAAAATCCATTATTTTTGCTCCGGAGTAACCGTTTCTAGTTGTTGCGCATACCAGTTAAATGCTGCCATGTGTGTATCAAGTTGTTTTTGATTAGAATTAATAATCTGGGTTATTTGAGCAATCTGTTCTCTAAGCTCGTCCATCCTGGTGTTTAACATCTCAGGATTAGGAGGAAGTTGAGCAACCTCGGTTTCTTCTACAGCTTCTGCTTTAGTGTCTTGTTCCATCTTCCTCTACCTTCCAAACATTTAAATTTGCAGCGACAGTACGCCGTTCGCCTTCACCCTCGAAAGGGTAAACCATATGTGTCAACCAGCTAGGGAACATTAAGAACTTCCCGACCTCTGGCTTAATGACAAAACTTTGTGGGGGAGCTAAACGCTCTGTATCTAATAAACTATTACGGCCATAACTAAACGCGAGGCAACCATCTGCATTTCCACTAGAGTTATACAGGCTATACTCAGGACTTCCCGCTGTGGGCTGATCTAGGATTTGTTGGGGTACTTTTGTCCATGTAGTACAGGAAACACCCATAATGGTTTTAGTGCCATGATCGTGCATTGGGTTGTAATCTCCCTGATAACTATGCACCGACCACAACTCGTCTGTAAGAACCTCTCTTTTACCTTTTAGTGGGTTACCAGAGTGAGCGCAGAACTGCTTGACGTAATCCATTGCCAAGCCCTGAATCGTCCAGTTAAAGTCTTTTAACTCTTCACAATGATGATCCATCGTAAGCTGTTGTCCGTGGGCTATCTGCCCTACTAATGTGCCCGCATGGCTCTTGCGTTCTTGATCTACCATTAACTTATCTAAGTAATCGTTAAGCGTACCTACCATGCTTTCAGATAGTTGTGCTTCCAGCATAAATACCGCTGGCAAAGAATGCAGCGTAAAGTGTTGCTCCATTAGCTAGGTATCACAAAGTCGTTATTAGGTACAGGCTCTTTAGGGGGATTAGTAATTACAGAGTCGTATTGACTTTCAAACACCTCATCCCACTTGGCTGTTGGGCAAAGTGCCTCCAGTTCGCTTTTAGTCCACTCGCCTTCTGCTTTTGGAGTAAAGTGATTAGTAGTTACGTCACCTATTTTTTCAACAGCATCAAGCCCTATTCTTCTTTCATTAGTGTAATAGTCAGCTTGCCCTTCTGTTCCTTGCTCGTATTTCATAACAAGATTCCATCGAATTACTTTACCGTCTTCAGAATAAGGTGTTGCTTCAATTAAAGTTCTTTTAATTGCCATTTTATGCTCCTTTAAGTTTTTCGACTTCAGCCGAAAGTTCTTGAATTGCTTTTACTAATATTGGAATTAGTGCTGCTTCTCCAATACGTTGTCTTCCATCTTCACCGTCTTCAGACCACATATCGAAACCTTCTTTAAAGTCATATCGATCAATCACTTCTTTTACTTCCTGAGCAATAAATCCATGATTATATTTGCCGTTCATCACACGCTCTTCTGAGTTAGGATTGTGAGCTTTCATTTCTGAAGGAACGTCTTTAGCTTTTTTCCATTGGAAGGTAACAGGTCTAAGTTCATTAACAAACTCTAAACCAATTTCTTCATCTTTAATGTCTTCTTTAAGGCGTACATCAGAGGGCGCAGTCCAAGTAGTTGCACCATGAGCGCAATTAGTATCAGTGGTTCCATTACCAAACGTAAAGTTTGAACCCCCAGCACAAGTCACATCATATCCAAGAACTATGCAGTAAGTGCTATCAGCAGCAGAAGTATCTGAATAAGACCCAATTAGTATGTTGTTTGCACCTGTAGTTGTACTAACATTATGCTGACCTGCGTGATAACCGATCATTACATTGTTACTTCCAGTGGTTAGTGTTCCACCAGCACTAGAACCCATTAAATGATTTTGTGCGCCACTCGATAAAGCATCTCCAGCAGCATACCCGACTATAGTGTTTGAGTTGCCAGATGTTGCATTAGCATGAGCAAAGTTTCCTATAGCTACGGTTTCTGTACCAGACTGCATCTCATATGCTGCGTTATAGCCAACCGCAACATTATTATTAGCTGTACAGTCGTAAAGAGCTTGAGTACCTATAGCGACATTTTGACTAACACCGGAACTCACATTTCTAAGTGCGTAATAACCTAATGTAGTATTGCTGGTTCCTGTAGTAATGTTTTGACCCGCATAAGGGCCAACATGAACATTAGAACTTGCAGTAGTTAAGCCAGCCCCTGCATAAGAACCTATGCCCACGTTAAGATGTCCTGTAGTTACTGCGGTTAACGCCTTGAACCCAAGAGCAGCGTGTTGTTCACCATCGGTGCATTGACTTAATGCATCTTTTCCAACAATAGTATTATTAGTGCCAGTAGTTAAAGAGCCGCCAGCGTCAGTACCAATTAATACAGAGTTTGCCGCAGTTGTTACAGCATCACCNGCGTTTCTTCCAACGGCTACATTGTCTGTGCCTTGAGCAACAGCTAGTGCGGATATTCCTATAGCAACATTACCAACTCCTGTGGAGTTTGTTTGCATAGCCGCTGCACCGACAATCGTGTTTTGGCCCCCAGTGGTTATTCCTGTTCCAGCTAAACGGCCAATAGCCACATTGTTTTCTGCTGTAGTATTGGCTTTTAAAGCATCGAATCCCACTGCTGTATTTTCTGACCCTGTGGTATTAGATTCCATCGCATCGTGGCCGACTGCAACATTTGAATGTCCCGTAGTATTTGTAAGAAGTGAAGCATATCCGAGCGCGGTATTGTCATTGGCTGTTGTGTTCGCCCCTAATGATCCGACTCCAATGGCCGTGTTCCTAGACCCAGTCGTGTTAGCGTCTAGTGCTTCAAATCCCACTGCGGTGTTTGGAGTTCCCGTAGTATTGGCGGCTAAAGCACTTGTGCCAACTGCTGTGTTGTTTGGTGAGTCTCCAGTGTTGGCACTAAGAGCATTATATCCTACGGCAACATTGCTTGCTGCGGTAGTGTTAGCATCTAAGGAAAGTGCGCCAATCGCTGTGTTATATTGGCCTGTGGTATTAGAAGCCCCTGAGTTTTGACCAATAAACGTATTAGAAGCCCCAGTAGTTGTGGCACTTCCAGCTTCCCAACCAACTGCCGTGTTGTTTGTTGCAGTAGTTTGAGCATCTAATGCTTGATAGCCGACTGCAACTGAATAACTGCCCGTGGTGTTAGAGTCTAATGCGTGTGCGCCCACAGCAGTGTTTTGAGTTCCCGTAGTGTTAGCTACCAAAGCATAAAAACCAACCGCTGTGTTGTCTGACGCTGTGGTATTTGCATAAAGCGCAGCAGTTCCCACCGCAGTATTGTCTGCTCCGGTGGTGTTTGTAAGCATAGAACTACTTCCAAGTGCAACATTATTAGAAGCTGTGGTGTTGGCTTTTAAAGAATGGCTCCCTAACGCAGTATTTGAACCGCCTGTAGTATTAGCTGTTCCAGCAACATATCCCACATATGTATTGCCACTATAACTATTACCACTAGCTCCAAGACCAGTTTCGTTACCGATTAAGGTGTTTTGTGTGCCTGTAACATTAAAGTAACCAGCAGCGTAACCAACGGCTGTATTACCAGTGTTTTCATTATTTGAATCGCTGTTCTGTGAGTAAAGTGCTGAGTCACCAATTACAGTTGTACGATCTCCTACGTCTTCAGTAACAAGCGCATCATGACCTATTGCAACATTTCTACTAGCTATAGTAGCTGCACCCGCAGCATTATCTCCAACAACTGTGTTTCTTTCTCCACTCGTTAAAGCATCAGCAGCAGAGTCACCTATCGCCACGTTATCTGTCCCTGTAGTCAGCCCTGTGCCAAACGCACCGCTACCCAAGCCTACGTTGCCTGTACCACCTAATACATCGAGTACATCAGTAACCGCTGCACCAGAGCCAGCACCGTCTGTGGCGATCATTCTAATGCCGCCATTTGGAATGACCACATTTGCGCCTGTGCCTTGTGAAATCGTTACGGTATCGCCAGCAGAGTTTTGAACTACCCATACGTTACTAATAGTGTTTGGGGCAAACGTCACGGTGCAGGCTTGTGATAAAGAACCTGTGAGTGTTAGTGCTGTGGAACGAAAAGCGTCTGAAGCTCCGTCAGCCATTGTTATGGTTGCTGTACTAGCGTCCGAAAGAGCCTCGCTTCCCGTCCCAAATTTTTCTGCGATCATCTCCAGGTTTAAATTCGTGGTTGTTCCCCACGTTCCTGAGCCATCTCCTGTCGCCATCTCGTTTAGGCGAAGATCGTTTACATATGTACTAGCCATTTATGCTACCTCTTTCCAATCTGGTGTTTGACTATCAATAGTT